CACACCTGACCCCCCCACACCTCCTTCGGACACCCGTTCAGACGCTGGACTGAACCCCGTGGTCGTGAACATTGGCGGACTTCCTCAGATATACCAATCTCCCAAAAACGCTAAAGGGTTGGTAGTTTTTCTGCACGGGTGCTCTAGAAGCGCGTTTGGCGGCTGGCCCAAGTCCGCGGGGAACAAGTTCCTAGGCATGCCAGAAGACGTCGGGAGGACCAAGCAATGCCTCGCGAGCGGATACGCGATTCTGTACCTATCTCCTAAGGCGTCCTCCGGGTGCTTCTCGCACACGGACGGCGATAATGTGGTAAAGTCTATAAACCAAGTGAGATCTTCGCTCGGTCTCCAGGGAAAGCCCCTTTACCTCGGCGGTTGCAGCGCGGGAGGCGGTCTCATCCAGCGGCTTGTGGCGAGCGGGTCTATACGGTGCGACGGTATGTTCAACGAGTCCTCTACATCAGGCGTCCCATCCAACAAGACACCCGCAAGCCTCTGGACGGTGCTTTCGACCGCGAAAGAAAAGGCGGCCGCGGACGGACACGCGCAGGAGCTGCGGCACTTCGGCAAGCCCGCCGCGGTCCTCGTGTCGGGAAAACGCGTCATAACCCCCGACTTTTTCTACAACCAGTTTGCGAGCATTTCCCTGGAAAATTCCAAAAGGATCGCGACTTCTCTCAGGTCGAGCGGTCTCATTGATGCCGGTGGTAATATCGTGAAGGATCCCAAGAATCCTCGCGAGTGGTACAGCAAGCTCCAGAAAGACGTAAAAATACCAGAAACTTCTGAAAAGTTCTGGGACTCTGGCATCGTCCAAGAGATGATGACGGCGTACGCGGTTCATGACGCTGTCAGCTGCTACATGACCACGTTCCTCAAGTGGGCAGAATCTGGTTTCAAGGCGAACGTAAACGACATCGCCAAGCAGTACGAGGTGTTGAAACCCGCTTTTGTTGTAGTATAAAATTTTTTACAGAAAAGTTTACAGAAGTTTTTTACATACGAAACCACGTGTGTAAAAAACCCGTATACATCCGCTCGCATTCTCACGACATGATTCTCATGAGGGGCATCATGATAGGCATAGAGATGTAGCACACCAGACACGATAGTGCTAGGGAAAGAGCAAGCTTCCAATTCTTGAAAATCATCATGAAGAAGCTGAGCAGACCCTTGAACACCTTGCTAAAAACTGCGCCAATGGACTTTCCAAACGTCGCGAGCGCGCCCCCGATCTTCTTCCCTACACCTGCGACCTTTCCTCCAATGTCCTTGCCCACGTCTGCGACCTTTCCTCCAATGTCCTTGCCCACGTCTGCGACCTTTCCTCCAACGTCCTTGCCCACGTCTGAGACCTTTCCTCCAACGTCCTTGCCGGTGTCTACCACCTTATTGCCGATGTCTTTAATCGGGTTTGTAATTTTTCCCAGGGAGAACGGTTCGTAGGTGTTCATCACAGCGGGTTCCAGTAGCATATTGGTACTACTTGTAAATATTAAATTTTTTACGTTATGAAAAATTGCACTAGACAGTCGCAATGAACTCCCATTTCAAATCGTTGCAAATCCCTTTCCAAATTTTATCTTGGGCGTGAAGGTTTTGCCGGCATTTCAGGAGCGGAAGGTACGGAAGCAGTTCGTCTTCGCCGAGTAGCTCTGAAAACTTGTAAACCACGTAATTATAGGAGAGAAAGTTCTTGCGTTCCGGGGGCTTGTGGCGGTCGAACGGGGCCTGAATTTCCGTGAACATGTCTTTGAGCTTCTTCTCGAGCGCGGGACTGAGCTTGATCGACGGTAGGCCGGTGACCCTGTTGGTGATCGAATAAATGTTATCATAGTACGCGGAGTAGCCCAGCTTCTTCAAAAACTGCTTCACCTTTGACGGCTTTATTTCACTGCTCGTAGAGATCCTATTCTTCTTGAACTCCGCGCGGACGGCCTCCACGACTTCGTCGGGAACGGTAGTCCCCTCTTTCCCCTGGAGCGCGTTGAGACACTCGGTAAAGTGGCTAGAGCGCTTGTAGGCCATAGAATCATTCTGTTCGTGGAAAGAGTAGGATTCCGTGTAAACCTCGGTCTCCCCGCACGACGAGCACACGAGCATGTTTTCCGCGACGTTGATATCGCGACGCCCGCCGCACTTGCACGTGTACGTTTGCTTAACCGTCTCCTGCTCCGTGGACGAAATAAGCGCGCTCATCGTGGTCTTGTTCATTACCTTCTCAACGTCGTACAGGTACTTTTGAAAAATCGTGTTATTGTTCTTGACCGACTTTACCTTGAACATCTTGTTCACGTCAGTTTCGGGGTACGTATCATCAATCGAGTTGGTCTCAGAATACATCTCCTTGATGAAGGGCATCGTATCCAGGAGGTACTCTATTTCTTCCTCCATTATCTCCTGGGCCTTCTTCGGCTTCTTCGCGATCTTGGTCTCGAACGCCTTGAGGTTCTTGTCGATCGCCTCTTCCAACGTAGTGAACTCCGACACATCCTCCTGCTTCTTGTTGGCTGCTGTCTTATACTCCTTTACCTTGAACCGAAGCTTAGCGAAGTCTTTGGTTTCTTTCGAAGTGTACCTGGGAAGATCGTATTGACCGTTCATACGATAGTGGCGGAAATGTTTTTTAAGTTGTTTTCAATAACTTAAAAAAATTTAGCACCATGTCATAAGATGACGACGTTCTCTACCATCAGCAACGCGTTCCGTTTCCTCGCAAGATACGCGGCGAACAAAGCAATGAACAAAGGCCTCACCATTGAAAAGGTCATCGTCTTTGACGAAACCGGTACCGCCGATACATACTCAGAATGCGCGAGCACGAAGCTCTCTCTGAAGGAGCTGAAAGAACTCATCGCGCTCGACGAGTACAAGATCGAGTTTCGGTACACGGTGAACGGCAAGAAATTCCGAGCAATTGTCCGGAAGGACGACGACGTGAAATTCCCCATCCGGAAAGAGCTCGGCCTGGTCCCGACCTTCGACATGGCTCGCGCGTTCGTGTTCGCCAAAGACGGCCGCCACATGGACGTCACCACTCGCGTGAGGAAATACGCGGGCCAGAACGGCGACTTCAACGCACACGCGGGGTTGCTGCTCTTTGCCAGCGACATGTTCCCATACCACGACGTCAAAGAGTTTCACTGCGTCGTGCTGGTAGATGATCATAATAAAACCAGGGTGTTCAGAATGAACGACATCGTGTCTACCAACTAAAAGTCAGCTAGCCCGCCGGAGATGAACGGCTCGTTCATGGTATCCTCGCCTCCTACGCCGTTCGTCATGAACGTAAACACGATGCCTGCCACGAGCGCCGCCCCAAACACCTGTAAAAACCTCGCAGTCGGTTTCTTTTCGTCCTTGTCAGTTGCCTTCAGGTACAGAGAGTATAGCACGGCGGTCAGCAGGGCGGTGCACACAGCGGAGATATACGGGTTGTCAAACATTGTTTATAGTATACGCAGTTTTTTATTTCAAAATTTTACGAAAAAAAGTCGTTTCCGGACGCGTCGGGGTTGATGAATTGGCGGGGCGCCGGGCTCACGAACGCACCGGTGCTCTTGGGGACCGTGATCACCTGAGGAGCGCCGGCCATCGGGGACGGGGACACGCTCTGGGGCACCTGAGGGTTGCTGCTCGGAACCGGGAAGCTCGTCGACTGGTTGATGACGTGCTGAAGCTGCGCGACCGCGGCAGCATTGGTCTGCGCGTCTGGGATGTGCGGGGCAGCCGACGGCGCGGGGCTGGGGGCGACGGGGATGGCGCCGAGGGGTTCCACGGGGCTCACGGATTCGCCGATGTGGATGCCGGGGGCCTGCTCAACAGGGCTGTCCTCTTGACTCGACTCGACCGCCTCCTCGGGGGAAGGAGACAGGTCAATTTCCTCTTCGTCGATCTGGTCCGTCTGGACGCCGTCCGCGTCTACGGACCCGCCCAAGTAGGCGCGCAGGATGTCCTCAGTGGGGAGGAGTTCCCTCACGGAGGTCTCGACGGCGCTCCTCACGAGGGCGAGGCGCACATCCCTGGGGGACTTGACCAGCGCGGGATCGAGGTAAAAGCTCTTCGCGGCGTTCACAAACACCTTGTGCACGAACACGTCGTCGGCAGGGAGCTTCAGCTGGATGTGGGGACGCTTGCTGTGGATCTTCACGGAAGACAAGATCTTCACGTAAGACACGAACGCCGCGGCCACGAGCTCGGGGAAAAATTTGTACTTGTTCGTGATGGCGGTGACCTGCGCGTCAATCATCGCCTGGTTCCAGAGCGGGATTTCGCGCAGCTTCATCTGGAATTTCTTGGTCGGCTTGCTGAAGCCCGCGTCCTTCTTCGCGGCGGCGTACAGCATGTTCACGGTGTTCACCACGAACGGGGCCATGATGTCGGCAATCTGGAACACGTATGAGTTTTTCGCTTCGACGAGCAGCGGAGACAGTTTCTGATTAGCAGACATGTTTTACGATATAAAAACATTTTTAATCGTTTTTTTTAACGCCGACCCATCGAGTTTTTGAGCTGCATCTTTATGAGCTCCATGCGCCGGATGGCCTCCTGGGGGTTGGACTGGATGTTCGTATCCACGACCTTCGCCCGCCTTATGTCCCTCGGCTTCTTGTGGACCTTCACGGGCTCGATAGACCAGTCCGCGTCTATGTACCAATGCCCGTGGATCGAGTAGAACGCCGACTTGTACCCGTAAATCTTAAGCTTCTCCGAAACGTACCTGGCCGCGTGCTTCGTGTTTATCGCCGGCCTCCCGAGGATAAAGTTAGGGATCCTGTACTGGAGCTTGGTCTGATTCATCTCGCACCGGGACTTTATCCGCTGGATGGCGGTGTGAAAAAGCATCTTGTAGGTCTCGTGGTTTACACTCTTCTTGGCAAGGCGGATTTGCTGGGCGTCTTGCGCAGTCAAAATAGTCATTTATTTATACGCAGGTAATTTTTCCGGGGCGAAAACGTCGATATTATTTTATATCGACGTTTTCACATCGCTGGCACAATGCTCGATTCGTCAAAGAAACGATAAAACGACGGTTTCATCGCGATCTTCTCCGCGATGCGCTGGCGGATGATCGCGAGCGCTTCCTCGGTAGGCTCGTAATCACCGTTCCAAGGCGCGGCGTCCATCGTCCCCTCGGGGTCGAACGGGGCGTTCACGTTGATCTTGAAGCCCCTGCGCACGAGTTCCGCGGTGAGCTCGGCGTACCGCTTGTGCAGATACCCGCCCTTGTTGTAGAAGAACAGAACGTGACCTGAATAACACGGGAGGGGGAGGGGTCGCATATCGTTAGTTAATGTGTTATAAATGACTACTTATTATAAAGATAATGGCATAATGTATGAAATACGAACACTAAAGTATTTCTTTTATGATGGTCGGGTGATTGTGTTTGAAAACTACACAGTAGACACTCTTGGTGTCGTGAGATATAGAGGTCGGGACGACGGACCCAAACTAATTATAGTGGCTAACTATGCCTATATAAAATTAAGCCATAACAAAAAAAGATACAGTCTACACGTCGGAAGAATTGTAGCATCAACGTTCATAGGGCCACCTCCAGGGCCAACGTATACCGCTGACCACAAACATAGACAACGACACGACAACCGCGTTGACAACATTCGCTGGCTTGATAGGCCGGGACAACGTAAAAATCAAGACAGGTCGGATACACGCAAGGATGCGTTAATCATACTCAAAGGAGGTAAGGAAATGACCGTGAAAGAATGGATTGCTGTTTATAAAAGACAAGATGGGAATGCATATACTAATGTATCTATACTAAATTTTGCCAAAAGAAAACAACACGGGTTTTCTTTCAAGGAGTATCCTGACTTGGATGGAGAAGAATGGAAAGTGGTCAAGAACTCTAAAAACACAAGGGGCGAATGGTATGTATCTAATATGTGCAGGATGAAATATATCAGAAAATGTGCAGAAAACGTTTTTAGTGGCGAACGCCTTGGTTTGACTACAGGTGGGTATCCCAAAATAAATATAAACGGAAAGAATGAACCATGTCATATAATAGTATTCAGAACGTGGTATCCTGAGCTATACGCGGAAATGAAACCGGACGAGATTATACTCCACGAAGATGATAACAAACTAGACTTTCGCCCTCATAAACTTCGTATTGGGTCTGCATCTGACAACGCAAAAGATGCGTATACCAATGGTAAGTATGATGACACACAAAGAGCTGCTAAAAAATGTGCTTCGTATATAAACGGGGTCTTTGAAAAGACCCACGATAGTCTTTCAGGTGCTGTAGATTATCTACGAGAACACGGTCATCCTAAAGCAAAACATACTTGTATACTACAAGCCATAAATAAGAAATGCAATAACGGAAGATTTAAAACTGCATATAAACGTGTGTGGAAGAGTATATACTAACCTGCATTCAGAGTGAATGTCGCTGGGATTTTCTTCGCCACCTTTTCCGCGCTCTGGGTCTTCAGAGACCTGGCCAACGCCTTTGGAACCATCTTAATCTCGCGCCACTCTGTAAAGGGAAAGAAGGAGAACTCGTGAGATTATGAGTCATTTTTAAGATTGCTTCAAAACAATTGCATATCAAACACGCTACGCACCTGCCATAAGATGCTGGTTTGCCAGCTCAGCGACTGGGACCAGGTTGATGCGAGTCATTTTGTAAATACAAGACCACTCGAGATTGTGGTTTATATGCCCAAAAACGCCCCGGGGACAAATGACAAAATCTTATCTGCACTGCGAAATTTGGGAGGCTCGCCAACAATTTTGTAGTTATATTGTGATGATTTGTTTTTAGTCTACCATGGTAAAGAGACGTTCGGCAGAATCGTTCCGGATGATGGGCGCGTCCGCGTCGTAGGTCATGATGATGCCATCGTGGACCGCTTCCGTCCTCAGCCGGACGTAGTCGAGGTCGCAGTTCTTCGCGAACTTGTATTTCACATTGCCGTGCGCGGCAACGAGCGACTCCTCGCTTCCGTACCACTTGATAAAAGTAGTGGTCTTCGCGTGCTTTACCATCGCGATGAGACCACCCGAGTCGGGGAACGCCGACTGGAACTCCCGGACATCGCAGTCATTCGCGTGGTTGGCGTGGAACGTCGCGTATTCCTTGTTCTTGGTGGTGTAGCCGCAGCAGCACTTGTAGAAAGAAGTCATTTTACTTTTTACGCTGAGATATTCCGTTTATATGCCCAAAAACGCCCCGGGGTCAAATGACAACTACTTGCGAATAGGACGCGCTTTCTGTGGCTTTACCAACCTGCCAACTTTATACGAACCTTGGGCAATGTCCGCCCTCACGTACATCACGGTAGACCTCTGGACAGCGTTGAAACAAAGTTCTTTGCCGATTTGATTAGGTCTGGCGTTCTGGAACCTGCACGCAGATGTATTTATACAGAACGACTTGTTCTTGTCCCATTCGTATCTCCCCAGCGCGCATGGCATGTCGCTAACGGCCGAGGAAGAGCTTCCTTTCATCGCAGGGTCTGCCGAACGAGCCGTCCAGCCATTGTACACGTATCTTTGCCCGTTGCAAGTCACGCCCGCAACTGCGTGGCCCATGCTGCACGTGTTAGTCTTCAACTCGGCGCCGATTATGCACGAATCTAGAATGTACACGCGTCCGTTATAAGTGATCTTGGGCATGTGTTGCGTAGAATTGTACCCAGCGACGCTGCCAATCTGCGGAGGGGGGGTCTGCCATTGACCCTGGAGCCAGTCTTCGCCGCTATCCCGGTGAATCATGATAATCTTAGGGTTTGATATGTTCACGTAGTCGCCAACCGGCTTGGAACTTTTCATAGCGGCGCCCCAGTTCTCGCCGGCCAGAGGGAGATTCACGTTGAAACCGGAATACACAAGCTTGCCATTTACGTAACCAATAGATATATGGGGTATCTTCAAAAAGGCAAACATTGCGTGCTCATACGGCCCGTAATGCGCTTCTTCTCTTCCGCTCGGATTTTTTGTAAAATATGTTGGATTCACCTTTCTCAAACTGTCTAAAAACTCTCGCGGCTGCATATATTGAACGACGCGCGGACTCACTTTACCAACCTCATAGCCTTTCAAGATTTCTATTATCGCGCGGGCAGCGTCGACTGCACGGGCATTCGAAGTTCGAGATAGCGCGAGAGCGTGACTCTTGATGCACGGTCTTATATACTGGCTGAAAAACAGACTCGTGAATATTGCAGCAAACCAACAAACGGCTCCTTGCTGAGGCGCGGTATATACCATTGAACAACTTTTCGCTCTCCCCTGAACGACAGCCTTTTTCTGGAGTGCGTAGGTCTTTCCCGTAGAATTTTTAATAGTAGAACGCTTGATCTTAGTGACACCGTCGCGCCGCTGAGGAGGCGAAAGTGACCTACGCATTCTGGAAAATAAACCCTTGGGCTGTCTTTGAGGCATCGCAGGAGACCTCGCAGGAGACCTCGCAGGAGACCTCGCAGGAGACATCGCAGGAGACCTCGCATTACGAGATGTCACAGATGGAGTGCTTCTTCTGTTGATGTTCATAGGAGAAGCTTGGTTCTTGCCGGACATACGTTTATCGCGCATCATCTTGTAAATACGCTCGCGTTCCAAACGCTGTGCTTCCGTTGCTGACACCCTTCCTCTCCCTTTGACGTCTCTTCGGATAACTTGCTTCATTTATAGATTACACAAATATTATTTTAGTTCAACGAGCTAGTCCGGCTCATGGAGCCGAAAGTCAGCGACGAGGCAGGCTTTGAAAGTCCCGAGAAGCTAGACGTAGCATTTTGAGAGAAAATACTCGTAGAAGCAGGGGGCTGTGAGAAAAAGCTTGACGCGGGCTTGTCTGCCGCAGGGGTCTGCGAAAAGACGTTAGTGGCGGTGGTAGAAGCGGGAGCGGGGGGCTGCGAGAAGAAGCTTGACACGGGCTTGTCTGCCGCAGGGGGCTTCGAGAAGAAGCTTGTCGCGGACTTGTCTGCCACGGGGGGCTGCGAGAAGACGTTAGTGGCAGCAGTGGAAACTGGAGTGGGGGGCTGCGAGAAGACATTAGTGGCAGTGGTAGAAACGGGAGCGGGGGCCTGCGAGAAGAAGACATTAGTGGCAGTGGTAGAAACGGGAGCAGGGGCCTGCGAGAAGACGTTAGTGGCGGTGGTAGAAGCAGGAGCGGGAGCGGGAGGGGCGGAAGGGGTGTTCTGAGCACTTGGAGCAGTTAGAGCGTTTTGAATAGGAGTGTAAGGCGTATCGCTCACGGCCGCAGCAGTAGTGTTGGAAAAGAAAGTTCGCATGAGAACCGAGTCATAACACATGTGGTCGCCGATGAGGATGAACGCCTCCACCGGCTCTCGCATGCTGACACTCCTGTCGCTCCCCGGGATATAATACTCCTTCGTCTCGTCCGCGGCGATGATAACCCGAATGTTATCCATCTGGGCGAATAGAATGTTGGAAGACAGCTTGAACTCGACCGCGTTGAAGTTCGTGTGGTGCTTGAAGAAGCCGTTCACGAAGCTCACGAAGTTCGCCTGCATCGTGTCGGTAATAACATACTTGGTGGACTTCAGGCTCTCCACGTGGGTCTCAATCATCTCAATGAGCTTGGCGCGGAAAGCCATTGTTATTTTGGAACAAAGGCAACCGAAGTTGTAAAGAGGAGGAGTATGTTGATATGCGGGGAAGTTGTGGAAATAGGTATCGGTCCTACACGGGGGGCGTGTCTTATACACAAAGAGACACCGGGGTCAAATGACAACCGGGTGTCCACGTAGAAATTAAAATATTTGAACATCCTAGACACGTTCGCGATGAATACCAAAGTGGTAATCGCGATAATCGCCATCATTGTCGTAGTAATGCTCATCGGTTGGTTCATGAAGAAAGAAAAATTCGTGGGAGACTTCTCGATAGACAGCGGCTTTTACAAAATTGACAGAAAACTTGGTGGTTCCGGTATATTAGAAGACCCGATAAACCAAAGTATAACGGACGACCCAAATGCCGACTTTTGAGACGTGATCACGCGTCAACGGGGGCGCCGCTTGGTGCACACGATTTTATCTCGATATCGACATTCTTAGCAACGTCCGTGAAAAAACGTTTCGTATCGTGGGGAAGTTTATACATCCGGTGGTCACCAGTAGCACATATCCTGATGACTTCGGCGGGGGACACCGGGGTGTCTTTCTTGTTCCCGGTGGGAAACTGCGGGGTCGTCATAGACAGCATATCCCTCTTCACAGGTTGGGGCAGATATGGAATTTGATAGGTCTCGTCGTAAATGTCGGTTTGTTCAGCGAGGTATTCGTTCCGAAACTTCTTGAGCTTCTTTGAGACACTTTCACCGGTGATGGGGTCCTTGCTCTCTACCGCGTCTTTCTTGGGGTCGTATTTGATGAGGGACTTCCCCGCCATCGTGCCGCGAGTATACTTGAACAAAATCGCGGGAATTTCGTTGGGAGCAGCGGCGCGGATTTCCCGGATACACTCGTCGCTCTGTATAGCGTCTTGAATGCTCGCCACCACGGACTGCTCGGGAACCACCAGGTTGATGTGAATGTTATTCGTGTTGGTGTTATTAGTGTTGTTTATTGTTTCCGCATTGTATGTAATGGTAGACCCTGCCTTAGAAAGAGCATCAAGGTGGTCACTTTTTCTAACAAATTCTATGGTTTCAGATGATATAGAATGACCGCAAGAGGTTTTTCTATGCTTTGATGCGTTTCCTGAATTTACAGTCTCATAACCACAACCACATACATACAATTGAAATTTGTAATCTTTCATTCTAATGGTATTAATACATAATTCTTAAATTGTTTTTACGATACAATCTAAGTGTAGCAAGTGTAGTAAGGGTAGTAAGGATAGTAAGGGTAGTTCCTAAACACGGCAATGTAGTTTTTAACTAAGTGTAGGTCTTTCATTTTTTTTTTTTTTTTTTTTTTTTTTGAAAACCCTTGTTTACAGAAAAAACACTATAATCAAGTGATGTTTATACACCATTACACATATCGTGGAAAATCCTGAGAGATTTTTCGGAATGGTGAACTCTTGTTAAGCTATTTACAATGTTTCCGCGTTGCCGGTGGCAATGCCGCGCAGTCGACCGATGGGTTTTTAATTTTGTAAACGACGAACGCTATCAACGCCGGAATAACTATAAGAATTGCAATCAGTATCTTGGTGTCCATTTTAGTACGGAATTATTTTAAATTTGCCCGCCTCCCAAAGTAAATGGCCATATCGTGGACAAAATTGTCCGCAATTTCCTTGGTCACGTGCGAAAGCACACACACGTGGGATTTTTTCCCGACGGTGGCAAGAGACCATTTTTTAATTATTTCCTTGGAAGGCGAATTAAATACGATAATGGGAGTGTTATCGTTTTTCCAGGGGGCGCTCCCGGGGGCGCATTCCCAAAGGCGATTGTAAAGATAATCAGTCATCTGGAGGCACTCTGCCACTTCTTTCTCGAGGTCGATGGTGTCGAAGAACTCGTTCATGAAAAAGGGTGCATGGCCGTTTCTGCTCCCGGACACCGTCACGTCTTTCTGTGCGATGACTTCTTCAAAGTTTTCCACGCTGGTCGGGTGGTCCTTCACGGAAACAAACACCCCACTCGGGAACTTGACGCCGGGCCACTTGTGGCAGGAGACCGAAATGGAATCAAAGAGCTTGTATTGGTCATACCCGGGGCGGAGGAAAGGCATCACGAACCCGAAGAACGCCGCGTCCGCGTGAATATACACGTCTTGTTTTCCAGCGAGGGCAATTTTTATGTGGGCCACGTCGTCTACCGCGCCAAGGAACGTGGACCCGATATTCGCGAGGATAATCGCGGGTCTTGAGTGGTCAACGATGCACCCGAGTTTTCGGGCATCGAGCTGGCCCGTTTCCGTAGTGGGCACGACGACGGAAACCAGCTTGAGAATGTTTGCGATTTTCTTGATGGAATAGTGGCTCTGGTCGGAATAATACAACACTGCGTCGGGGTATTTCTCGCGGGCGATCCAGAGACCTTGCATATTTCCCTCGGACCCCCCGGACGTCGTGTATCCCCACACCTCGTTTATGTCCACGTTCCACAGATGTGCCACGTTTTCGATCATCTTTAGTTCTTCGGGGTGGGCGTGTCTATCGAATGTCCCTTCTGGCGCGAAGGGATCTCCCGCGTTGTTATACGACACACGCAGAGTTGGAGCAGCACGTGGGAACTGTCTGTTCAGGGTGCACGGATATCCGATGGCTATAAATCTGGCGTAAGACCGCATGCTACTACACTAGACGAAAAAAAGATATGAAAAAATACGAAGTATTTATAGTATTTTTATAACTGCATTAAATTTATAAACGGCAGGCATGTCTCCAGCCAAAAAGAAATAGTCTGAGTTAACATAAGCATTTCTTACCGAAATAAGGTTTTGTCCTGCTATGGTAAGGAAATTTCCAAATAAGCATAACTTATTTTCATTATACACAGGACTTACCAAAACACCTGTGCTATATGTATTGCCTTGCCTTACTACCCCTGTTCCCACTTGAGATTGATACAAAATTGATATGTAACCATCTGTTGTAAGACCGGTGCCAGTAGTAGAAGCATTTCTTGTTGTAATAGACGTGTCGTAACTATATACCGATTGATCTATTGTATAACCGCTAGGAATAGAAAAACAATATAACCCGTAACCAGCTGACCCAATAGCATCTAACCTCAAATTAAAATTAATCACCATAGTTTTGCCAACAACAGTGTATGAACATTTAAAATCATAATTTCCAGGAGCAGGAAGTGTAGGGTTAACCCATGGAGCACCAGTAGGTGCCGTTATAGTAGGGGTATATGCAGTCCAATCAGAACCAATACCGGTTATCTGCGAGCCGCTACCGATGAAGAATGGCGCCACGACATTTCCGAGGGCGTTAATTTGCCCGCTGACGGCCACGTTGCCTCCGGAGAACCTGGCGTTCCCCACGTTTCCGAATGTCGCTATGACATTCGATACGTTGGCGTAAGACCCTATGACGTTCCCGCGGATGTCAATGTTTTGCACACCAGATGCTGTAATACCGGTGAGCTGCGAGCCGTTGCCTATGAAGAACGGTGCCACGACATTTCCTAGGGCGTTAATTTGCCCGCTGACGGCCACGTTGCCTCCGGAGAATATGGCGTTCCCCACGTTTCCGAAGGTCGCTATGACATTCGATACGTTGGCGTAAGACCCTATGACGTTCCCGCGGATGTCAATGTTTTGCACACCAGATGCTGTAATACCAGTGAGCTGCGAACCGTTGCCTATGAAGAACGGCGCCGCGACATTTCCTAGGGCGTTAATTTGTCCGTTAAGGCGGATGTTTTCGCTATCAATAAGCACGTTTCCAATGTTCCCAGCCGCTGCGATGACACCGAGTACGTTTGCGTAAGTCCCTATGACATTCCCGCGGATGTCAATGTTTTGCACACCAGATGCTGTAATACCGGTGAGCTGCGAGCCGTTGCCGATGAAGAACGGTGCCACGACATTTCCTAGGGCGTTAATTTGCCCGCTGACGGCCACGTTGCCTCCGGAGAATATGGCGTTTCCCACGTTTCCGAATGTCGCTATGACATTCGACACGTTGGCGTAAGACCCTATGACGTTCCCGCGGATGTCAATGTTTTGCACACCAGATGCTGTAATACCGGTGAGCTGCGAACCGTTGCCTATGAAGAACGGCGCCACGACATTTCCTAGGGCGTTAATTTGTCCGTTAAGGCGGATGTTTTCGCTATCAATAAGCACGTTTCCAATGTTCCCAGCCGCTGCGATGACACCGAGTACGTTTGCGTAAGTCCCTATGACATTCCC